TATACTACCACTACCTGCAGTAGCTGTAATATTGTTAGTTCTAATTAATATAGTATACTGAGTACTTGCAGTTAATAGCACAGGCTCTGTTAATGTTAGAGTTGTGCCTGTAACAACATCACCAACGCCAGGACCTAATCTACCACTACCAATACCCCACCGTGGAATACTGTGAGTAATTTTTACTTTGTCGCCACGAGTACAAACTAAGTGTTCAAAATCTACATTAACAGTATAAGTTTCTGGACGTAATTTAATCTGTGCAAAATGCCACCTAGCTAAACGTACCGCTTGATCAGGATTTGTTACACCAGGCAAGTTGATTTGTTCAAATAATGTAGCACCAATTTTACCATTTGCAGTTGTTGGTCCATAACCATAATTGTAAACAATAATCTCGTTAGCTTGATAAGCTAAGGTTTCATCATTTAAATTAATGCGAAAAGCGTGAGGCAATACTGGTAAAACTTTAGTAGACTCGAAGCCCCAACTATTATGCTCAGTAAAATGTTGAACGGTATGTGATCGTTCTGTGTCTATTACTACACCCCATTTACCATCAATATAAGTTGGACTAGCTTTACCAGCTGCACATATGTCTCGTAGTGTGTCCATTACACTTTGTGTACTAGATAGTATTCCATTATATGCAAATTTAGGCGCATAAACAGCTGTACCAGTTCCAGTTCCTACTTGTCTAGGGTATATACCTTCGCCAACACTATAAGTAATACCAGTAGTACCAGCTACAGTATTCCAGTTAGTTGTTCCTAGATCTTTAATAACGTAGTACTTTCCTACTTCCAAACTAGTTGCATTTACAGTCTGAGCTATAGGATTGCAAAAATTATGCCATGCAGTTAAACTAACAAGATCTAACTTATTAGGAGTAACTCGAAAAGCATTTGCAGGGTGCATTAGCACATAAGCAAACAAACTAGCAGGATTATTAGTTTGTCGTAAGTTTTGCCAGCTACCAGAAGTCCTATCATAATCCCAAGTTATGGTTTGAACCATAGCATTAACGCCATCTATTTGGCCATTTACCTTACTACTGCTTTGTACTCGTACGCCTGTTTTTGCTAAAAAACAACCTGGAGGATTTTGCATTGGTAATTCTTGACTATCATATCCAGTAACGTTTGCTAAAATTGCTTTATGAAACTTTTTGAAATCTACTTCATCTTCGGTTTCGTCTAAGTTTGTACGACGAACCCTTACTTGATATCTGGCTCTTGTAAGGTTTTCAACTGAATGTACCCAGTTAAAAGCATCTTTGCGTTTTGTAAACCAAGCACCTTCGCCAAAAGTAAGAATAGTATTTGCACTAGCTTGTACGTTAACTCCATTATTAGCAATATAAGTAATTCTGGCGGCTATGCCCTTGTGCGAAGCTTGATTATCTACACCATTTAGTACAATGTCGTGATAACCTGCTTTTAGTTTGATTAAGCCTTTAATGCTTTCAGCTTGAAATTTAGTATCTTTAGGAATTTGTACTGCTCGAACTCCGCCTATTAGTACTTCGCCTTGATCGTCTGCGGCAGCTTCTACTGTGTAGTAACCACTATAAGGAAAATAAACGCTAGATACTGTATAGTTCCATGTGCCTCCATAACCACTTGCAGCGGGAGTAGTATAGTCGGTGCCCCAAACAGCGTAGTTTGTTAAAAAAGTACCCCAACTACCAGGACCACTAGCATCAATAACTCCTGTAGCAACTGTAGGAGTTAAAAGATTATTAGTACTCCATATTTCTACTTCTGCAGCAGTAAGATCGACTCCACTGGCATCACCATATACTCGGCCTGAAGTTATTTTAATCGTTTTGATTTTAGAAGTAACTAATGACTGGTCTTGCCCTTGGCCTACTGTTTCTTGTGTTTCAATTAGTTCATAAGCTAAACCATTTTTACCGCTATATGTTGATACAGGATGTGGAGTTATTTCTGTAACTACTCCTGAAGACTTATCTTGATAAACTGTATAAACTGGTAAATATCCTGTTGGTATTTGAGGCAGATAGCTTTTAGTAGCAGAAGTACCTAACAAAGAACTGTATGCATTTTGTGCAAACATTGCTTGTATGTAAGGACTTGCATTAGCACCTAATATATCCGTTACAGCTCCGTCAAATCTTTGTACTCCTCCAGCAGGAGACAAACAAAAAGTTGTGTAACGATATAAGTTTGCTTCGGTTTCTGCATCACCAGGAGGAACCATTGTAAATAATTGATACGCGTTAGTATCGTCTGTTTTAAAGCTATATACATTTAAAGCAGTACTAGTATCTTCCTCAGGCCAAGGTAAGGTGCTGTATTGACGCATTTGTATTTCAACTCCACAGGTAGTTGCACCTACTTCGCCATTTTTAGTATTAATTTTACGCATGCCTTCTGGGAAGGATAGCACAATATCAACAGCATCACAAGTTTGGGCTAAATCTACTTGTTGCCATCTTTTTGTACCTTCATGAGTAGCGGTTATATTACTAGCATTATTTGTTAACTCTAGGTTTACTTGTTTTTGTTCAACGTCGCGTCCATACTGATTATTAAAACTTCCGCCAATACCACCTGCTGCATTTAATACATAGTCTCGTGCAAAACCTTCTATTATAATAGGTCTTGGTACAGACACTGGTTCGCCATAATAAAAGTCATCTATGGGCTTAGCGCCAATGCATAGATCCGTTATTGAAAGTGGGCCAAAACCCCAAACAACAGCAAGGTTTAAAATATTTGTTTCTGTTAGTGACTCGATATACGGAATAGCTCCAAGCATACCAGTAAATCTAACTTTACCTAATACTACTGGAATTGCTCCATATTGACTTGCTTGATTAGCTTGTCCTGTTAATAAGTTTAGGGAGTTAGCATTACCAGGATCATTTGTTTTTGGTGGACGAATTGGGGCAATAACATTTTGTAGAACCATGCTGGCCATTTGAATAACAGCCGCACCGATAAATTGTTGAGTAGCAACTGTTGCAGTTGATGATACTGCTGATCCTATTTCTACTGGTATTCCAGTTTGAAAAGTTATATAAAGTGCTACAAGTGTTATTAGTAAACGCTTTGTTGAGGTGCCTTCAACAGTGCTTTTATAGCTGATCTGTTGGCCTCTTTTAACAGTGGTAGTTGCCCACTCGGATTTAGGCACAACTATGCCATCAATAATAATTACTATTTTACTTACTAATTCTGTGCTTACTGTGTACTTGGAGCGTATAAACTCTACAAAGTCTTGAACAGTAGTGCCTTCTAGGGTCCAGTCACGATACACACTAAGTTTTAATGGATGTGGTGCTCCTACTGCTTGTATTTGTGATTGTGGAGCATATGCATAAAAACCTACAAAACGATTTTTCCATTTAATATTGTTTAATGATTCAATTACTGAATCGCTGCCACGGCGGCAGTGTAAAAACTTGTTGTCACCTACGTATACACCCACGTGCATAGGCTCACCAAAGATATTGAACAGGCACAAATCTCCAGGATTTGGTGCAGTAATTTCTTCCCAGTTATCTTTATACAACTCTACTGCTTCTACAATATGCGGATCACTTCCACCAATGTACTCTTCAGTATAACTTGGCAAATCTATTTTATACTCGTCTCGATAAACTAGACGAGCTAATCCCCAGCAGTCTACACCGATTTCAGTTCTGCCATTGTCTAGATAGGGTAACCCAACATATTTATCATAATTCATTAGAATAATCCTGGGAAGTAACTAGGGGTAAAGCTAAAACTAGGAAATGGCTCAGTATTGTAACTTACCATACCTAGATTTAGAGTAACGGTTTCGGCATTATATGTTGCCGATGTAATATAATAATCTTGTAATGATGCTTCTATATAGTTAAGATTACTTGAAACTACTAGTTCTATTAAAACTTTAGTTCTTACTCTTAAATGATCTCTGATAATTGTTATAATTTCTGGAGTAACAAAGTTTAAGGTAATAGTACAATCACCAGGACCTGTTTCTTGATCATTAGGTAAGTTTAGGGTCATAGGAACAAATAAGTATTCGTTTGAATTACTTACGACTCCATAAGCAATTTCATCATCTGTAGTAGAAGATAGTCTTTGAGTATAATTATCACTTAGTCTAATTGGTGTAGTTGCTGCGTCTGGGTCTGTTGATCCATTAGGATCGTATACTGTTAAAAGCATTATAAGCTGTTCATCTGTTTCAGATGAAAACATTGCTTTAATAGCTGCTGGTGATAATCTACTTAATCTGCTCATTATGGTAATATCTCAAATTTTAAGGAAGTATTCCAATAACCTGGTGCTAAATACTGTAATTTAAAAAACTCTCCCTCACCACTAGGGACTATACGTACTTCTACGGTAGTACCTGTGCGTGGATGAGGAAAGCTAAATCGTTTAGTACCAAGTAAAGTATTTTTAATAAAATTTTCTAGTGTTGTGCATTGAGCAGTTGTTAGTATAAAAGATAAATCCATTGTACTAACACCTGTCCCCCTGCGACGCATTTTTGCAGGACCAGAGTCTGTGCCTGAGCGTATAATGTTTACGCCAATAGACTCTGAGAATCCTTTTTGTGGTACTTGTGGTAATGCTTGTGCTGACCATGCTGGAATAGGCATACTTATCTCCTTGCTAATGCAGGCCTGTTATTAAAACTACCTGCTAGTGATTGTTGTACGGGACTTCCTGGTCTTGCTACTTCACTTGCAACCATATCACCAATAATAACTTCAATTCGACGATTTCCACGTGAATCAGTGGTTTCTTTAGTAGTTGCTTTTTCACTTCCAAAGTTATTAACAACTACGTCAACGTTGCCTTGATTTCCGCCTGCGCGAACTCCTAGGTTTCCTTGGCCGTCACGCTTTAGGGGCATAATAGCTTCAGGACCCGCCTCGCCCATTAAACCAGTACCTTGTGCAAACTTGAATAGCGTAGGAGAGCTTACAACTGAATTAGTAAACATTCCGCCTTTGGCAAAAGTTTGGAGGCCTGTATTAAATACATTACCTTTTGCAGAAGCTACTGCACCTGACACTGTGCCTGTAGTAGAGCCTGTATTACCTGTACCAAATATACTACCTACAAAATCCATTAAGCCAGGTCTAAAGGCTTTATAGGCCATCATAGCTTGTTGTTGCATTTCATAGCGAATTAAGCCTTCTAGCATTGAATCAATTAAACCTTTAAAGTTTAATTTACCAGTTTTAGTAAACTCAATAATAGCGTCGCCCATACTGTCAAAGCTATTCTTAAACACTTCACCATAAGCTAGTTGTCTAGAAGTTAAATCTTCTGTTAAAGCTTTGGATTTTTGTTGTGCTTCATAAACTTTATTAACTCCTGCTGTTTCGGCTTCATATGCCATAGAAGCCGCACTCATTTTATCTTGAATTGATTGAATATCGCCAGCATTTTTAGGATCTAATAATTCTTTTGTTAAGCCTAGCTGTGTTGCAATTAGACTATTTTTAAGTTGATCTAACTTAATATCGCGTTGCTTAACACGGTCCATTTGCTCAAGCGTTATAAGCTGGTCACGATAGTTCTCAGCAGTAATTATACCAAGATCAAGCTGAGTTTGCAATACTTCTCTTTGTATGCCAACTAGTGCACTATCAGTTTCATTTAAAATACGTGTTAAATTTACTTGAGCTTCTAAAGCTTGGGTGCTTTTATTTAGTGTTTGAAGATTTATAGCTAGTAAGTCTTTACGAGCTCGTTCTTGGTCCGCGATCTTCTTAGCAGCATCAAACTGTTGAGTTAAAGTAGTTGCTTGTTTATCTGCTGTCTGAACTGCCTTGGCTGCTAAATCTGCAACGTCTTTGTACTTAAGTCTTTGTGCTT